TGATTCTACATTTGGTTATTAATATATGGCAACAGAAGATAATACATTTTTAACAGCAGATAATCTATATGAAGAAGTAGACGGTGAAGCTGGTAAAAGTTTAACTTTAGAAGATAATCAAAAACAAAATCTAGTTGGAACAATTCAAAGTAGATTCTATCAAGCTGAAGATGCTAGACGAGCAGATGAAACTCGTTGGTTAAAAGCTTACGAAAACTACAGAGGACTTTACAGTGACTCTGTTAAGTTTAGAGACTCAGAAAAGTCTCGTATCTTTGTTAAGATTACTAAAACAAAAGTACTTGCTGCTTTTGGTCAGTTAGTAGATGTTATCTTTGGTACAGGTAAATTCCCGATAGGAATTGCCGAAACGAAAATACCTGAAGGTGAATTAGGTCAAGCCCATCTAGATATTAATAATCCTACTCCCGGACTTGAAAGTCCTAGTGAAGATTATATTCCTGATGATATAGGTAACCGTGTAGATAACCCATATGATATTGGTTACGAAGGTGACGGAAAAGTTTTAAAACCCGGTGCTACTTATAACAAAGGAATCTTTACGGAATCATTAGAAGACAAAGTAGAAGATCAATTAGTAGAAGGCTTTAGTCCTAACCCACAAATGATTGATATATCTCCTGCACAGAAAGCTGCAAGGAGAATGGAAAAACTTATTCATGATCAAATAGATGAATCAAAGGGTTCATCAGAAATTAGAAATGCTCTTTTAGAATCTTCTTTACTTGGTACAGGGATTGTAAAAGGACCATTTAACTTTAACAAAACTCTTCACAAATGGGATACCAATGAAAATGGTGAAAGAAATTATAACCCATTAGAAGTTAGAGTACCTAGAATTGAGTTTGTAAGTTGTTGGGATTTTTATCCTGACCCTGCAGCTACTAGTATTGAAGAATGTGAATTCATTGTCCATAGACATAAAATGAATAAATCACAACTTCGACAGCTTCGTAACATGCCTTACTTTGATATAGAGGCTATTAGAAATGCTTTACAAGAAGGACCTAACTACGAAGAAAAAAGTTTTGAATCTCAACTTAGGGATGATTCAAGAGCCGATGAGTATGAAACAAACTTTGAAGTGCTTGAATATTGGGGAATCATGGATGCCGAGTATGCACGTGAAGTAGGTATTGAACTGGATGAATCCATAGATGATCTAGATGAAGTTCAAATAAATGCTTGGGTGTGTGGTAACCAGCTATTAAGAGCAGTTATAAACCCATTCACCCCGTATAGATTACCTTACCATGCATTCCCCTACGAGAGAAATCCTTATAATTTCTTTGGGATTGGTGTGGCTGAGAACATGGATGATTCTCAACAGATTATGAACGGTCATGCAAGAATGGCTGTAGATAACCTAGCAATGGCTGGGTCTTTAGTTTTTGACGTAGATGAGTCTGCTTTAGTTGGTGGACAATCAATGGAGATATATCCCGGTAAAATATTTAGACGACAAGCTGGAATGCCGGGACAGGCTATACATGGCTTGAAGTTCCCTAACACTGCTCCTGAAAACATGATGATGTTTGATAAGTTTAGACAGCTTGCAGATGAGCAAACAGGAATACCAAGTTATTCACACGGACAAACAGGTGTTCAAAGTATGACAAGGACTGCTTCTGGTATGTCTATGTTACTTGGAGCATCAAGTTTAAATATTAAAACAGTTGTTAAAAACCTTGACGACTTTTTATTAAGACCTCTTGGTGAGGCTTTCTTCCAATGGAACATGCAGTTCTTTGAAGGCTCATTAAATGTCAAAGGTGATTTAGAAGTTAAAGCTACTGGAACAAATAGCTTGATGCAAAAAGAAGTACGTAGTCAAAGATTGACTATGTTCTTACAAACTGCTCAGAATCCAACGATTGCTCCGTTTGTTAAAATTTCTAAACTCGTTAGTGAACTTGCCTATAGCTTAGACTTAGACCCTGATGAAATACTCAACGATCCTGAAGAAGCAGCTATCATGGCACAAATTATAGGAATGCAAAATGCTGGACAAGCAACTAGCCCTGAAGCTCAAAGCCCTGACGGGCAACCAAATAATATGGGAAGCCTTGCAGGAACACCTGCACAACCTCAAGACCTTGGACCTACAGGCACTGGTGGTGGCAACATCGGAATCGGAAATGTTCCGGTTGCAGGGGAAGATCAATTCACTGGTACGCCTAGAGCAACTGGACCAGCAGGTGAATGAAGCAATAAATCGTAAAGAGGAATCATGAAAGAAAAAGGATTACTAATTAAAGAAAAAAAAGAAGGTGGTTTTTTAGAACACCTTGATATTCCTCAAAAAACTATTGATAAAGTAGTAGCTTTAGATAAAGAAGCTATTCAAGAAGTTGCATTAGAATATGGATTAGAAATGGATAACTTACTAGATGAAGCTAAGAAAGAAGCAGCTAGAAGATTTCCTAACTATGCAGGTGGCTATCAAATGAACCGTAAGCCTTATGCAGAAGGCTCATTGCTTGTAGATGATATGGCAATGATGGAAGAAGAAATGCCAACGCATACTATGCCCGATGGAACAATTATGCCGGGTGCAACTCACAAAGAAGGTGAGATGATAATGGAACAAGAAGAGTCAGAAAACATGTTACCAGATGATGATATGGAAGCTGACTATTTAGATTTTATACTTGACGAAGCATTAACAGACGAAGAAGAAGATATGCTTATGTCAAAACTAGAACAAGATGAGCAGATGGCTATGTTATTTGATAAAGTAATAGACGTTGCTCAAGAATTTGCTGGATCAGGTCCTGTTGAAGGTCCGGGTTCAGGAGTCTCTGACAGTATACCTGCAAGGTTATCTGATGGAGAATTTGTCTTTACTGCTAAAGCTGTAGAAGAAATCGGAGCCGATAACTTAATGGCAATGATGAAAGATGCAGAAATGAAAGCAGATGAAAGACAAGGTTTAGCTGAAGGTGGAATACCTGAAGAAGAAGAGACTGTTGTAATGCCGGTTGAACAACCTGCTGCTCAACAAGACATTCGTGTTACTAAAACAACCGTTGGTTCTCAAGCTTCACAGCAAGAGGTCAACGACTTAGTAGACGATGAAGTCAAAAAGTCAATGCTTCGTGGGAGCAGAAACCTAGGCTAAACAAACTAACGGTAGGGCTACCTTATGTCATAAGCACCCTACTATTTTATAAACCGAAAGGCTACCTTTAACAAACAAGCCCTCTAGTCGACATAGAGCTACCTTGTTACTCGAAGCCCCCGTAGGAGAAGAATATGACTACTGAAGTACAACAAGAGGAAACTGCCAATCCTTACAACATGAATAAATCTTGGCATACTGACGATGAAAAGGAATTTGTAGATTCTAATGGTGTCTTTTTTGAAGAACCCAAAAAGAAAACTACAAAGACTGTAGAAGAACCTGTAGAACAGGAAGCAACTAGGGATGAACCTTACAAGCGACCAGACTACAAGAAACGCTACGATGACTTGAAAAAGCATTACGACTCTAAATTAAATGAGTTTAAGACAAGAGAACAAGAGCTGAAAGAGCAAGCTGCTAAAAACAGACCAGACTACAAAGCTCCTAAATCTCCTGAAGAACTTGAACAATTTAAAAAAGATTATCCTGATGTTTTTGATGTTGTTGAAACTGTTTCTCATCTCCAAGCTGAAGAAAGAACTAAAGTATTGGAAGAAAGATTAGAGACATTACAACAACGTGAGAAAAACCTTGTTCGTCAAGATGCTGAAAAGCGACTGATGGAAAGACATCCTGATTTTGAAGATATTAAGAACAGTGATGATTTTCATGGGTGGGCAAAAGAACAGCCAAGTGCTATCCAAGATTGGATATATAACAACGCTGATGATGCTGACCTAGCTTCAAGAGCTTTAGATTTATTTAAACGTGATATTGGTATGGATGTTGCACCTAAGAAGTCAAATTCTAAACAGTCTAAAAAATCTGCTGCTGATATGGTTTCAACTAAAACAACTAGTGTAGAACCACAGCAAGCAAAAATTTGGACTGAAAGGGAAATTGCAAGTATGTCAATGGCTGAATTTGACAAGCATGAAGCTGAGATAAGTCAAGCCATGCAAGAAGGCAGAATTGCAAAATAATAATTAACCATTAAACTAAAAGGAAAATACAATGGCACAATTTTTTGAAGAAGGGAGTTCTCCCGGATTATCAAACTTTGACAGAAGTGTTGCCGGTCAGACTAACGGTTTCTTCCTACCTTCGATTTATTCTAAAAAGGTTTTAAACTTTTTTAGGAAAGCATCGGTTGTAGAAGCAATCACTAACACTGACTATGCTGGAGAAATTTCAGGATACGGAGACTCTGTTAAAATTATAAAAGAACCTGTTATCTCAGTAAGCGATTACTTGAGAGGACAAGATACTACTCCAACATTGCTAACAGACCAAGAAGATACTCTTGTTGTTGATACTGCAAAAGCTTTCAAATTCATCGTAGATGATATTGAAACTAAAATGTCACATGTCAACTTTAAAGAAGTAGCTTCTAGTTCTGCTGCGTATGCATTGAAAGATGCATTCGACCAAGCAGTTCTTAGTGTTATGTTTGCAGGAGTTCCAACAACAGGTCCTGACCACACTTTAGGTGCAGACTCAGCTACTAAACTAGCTGCTGGTATCTATGACGGTGCTGGTTCAATTGACTTGGGTGTTGAATCTGAAACTGACCCACTAGATGTTATGGCTAGAATGGCAAGACTACTTGACGAGCAAAACGTACCTGAAGAAGGTCGTTGGTTTGTTGCAAGTCCTGACTTCTACGAGCAACTATCTCAGTCAGGTTCTAAGCTACTATCTGTTGACTATAATGGTGGACAAGGTTCTATCAGAAATGGTCTAGTATCAAGTGGTAAATTAAGAGGCTTTAGCATGTACAAGTCTAACAATATTCCTAGCGTTTCGGCTGCTACTGGAAAATGTTTGGCTGGTCACATGTCAGCTTGTGCTACTGCACAAACTATTACTTCAACAGAAGTGATTAGAGACCCTTCATCATTTGGTGATATAGTTCGTGGATTACACGTACATGGTTCTAAGGTTTTAAGACCTGAAGCTATCGTAGGTGGATTCTACACTATTGACTAATTAGTCAAACTCGGGGGAGTCTTCGGACTCCTCCTCTTTTTTTAAAGGAATATAATGAGTTTATACGAGAATATAAATAAAAGAAAAAAAGAAGGTACAAGTAGACCTAAAAGTAAATCTACAATAACTTCTAAAGCTTATGCAAATATGAAAGCAGGTTTCCCAAAAAGAAAAAAATATGGACATGGTGGCAAAGCAGAAGCAATGCCTAAAGCTAAACCCTGTTAAGAGAATTATAAATGGCAACAACATACTTAGATTTAACTAACGAAGTTCTTAGAGAACTCAACGAAATACCTCTAACCTCTGCAAACTTTGCAAACGCTGTAGGACTTCAACAGTTTGTCAAGGATGCCAT